GTCCCCACGTCCCCCAACCCCGATAGCGAGCTGGCCCGTTGGCTGGCCGGAGGTAACTGATGCCGCCCCTCTCCCCCCAGGAAGTGATCGAGTTCGTCCAAGAGGCGAAGGCCCAAGGCCCGAAGACCCAGGCGGCGATCGCCGACCTGACCACGAAGTTCCAGGCGCTGCAAGAGCGCCAGATCGACGGCGCCCGCGAGCGCGCCCCCAACGGCGAGAGCCTCCGCCGGTTCATCGGGCAGGACGGCAAGGTGCTGCTCAAGAGCACCAAGGCTACCGAGACCTTCGCCGGTCGCTCGGTCACGGTGGAGCGCGACGGCCTCTTCGACGGCGCGGCCTCGAACGAGTGGCATGCTGACCTGCTCCGGCTCTCCGCTGGCCGCTTCTTCGCCCGCCGCATCTTCAAGGGGACGGAGAAGGCCCAGACCACGAACATCGACAAGCGCATCTTCGAGCACTGTGCGAAGGCTCCCCAGGAGATCCGCTCGGCGCTGGAGGGGACGATCGTCAAGGCGATGTCGGACACCGCTGGCTCTGGCGCCGAGTGGATCCCCGACACCTGGTCGCAGCAGCTCTACGAAGAGTACTACACCCCCGCCGGGATCGACGCGCTTTTCGCCACGGTCGACATCCCCGGCCCGATCGTCATCCCCGGCATCACCGACGTCATCCGCCCCTACATCAAGGGCAAGATCAGCAACGATGACCCGGCCAAGTACACTGCCTCCACGCCGACCACCTCTTCGACCACCATCGATCCGGGCGGCCTCGCGGCCCGTGTGCTGATCGACGACGCGGCGACCGAGGACAGCATCATCCCGATGCTGCCGGAGATTCAGCGGCGCCTCGCCCGCGCCCTGCGCGATGGCTACGAGGACGCGATGATCAACGGGTCGCTCACGGCGACCCATGAGGATGCGATCGCGAGCTGGAACATCCGCAGCCGCTGGGGTGCGTCCGGCCTGGGTGGCGCTGCCGATCACCGCCGCCAGTTCGATGGCCTCCGCCGCATCTCCAAGGCCCGCACCACCGACACCGACATGACCGGCTCGCAGACGGTCTCTGCGGTCATGGGGACGCTGCTCGGCGGCCTCGGCGAGCGCGGCAACATGGACGCCGTGATCCTCGTCTCGCCTGAGGTCTTCTTCAAGAAGCTCCTGACCGACTCCAACGTCCTCACGGTCGACAAGCTCGGCGCCAGCGCCACCCTGCTCCGGGGCCAGCTCGCCACCATCTCGGGCGTGCCGGTCGTGATGACGCGGTGGCTGTCGGCGGACATGAACGCCAGCGGCCTCTTCGACAACGTGACGACCACCAAGAGCGGCATCCTCGCCGTCACCCGCGAGGAGTTCGCCCACTACCAGCGGCGCTCCTCGCTGGTCGAGGTGGACAAGGACATCACCATCGGCGCCTACAACCTCGTCGCGACCCTCCGCCGCACCTTCAAGACGCTGTCGGCGTCCAGCTCCAAGGTCGTCACCTACGGCTTCAACTGGCTGTAGTCCCTCCCGTCACAGGCGGCGGGCTGAACCTCGTCGCCTGTGGCTCTCCCCTTCTCCCTCTCTCCCTCTGAGGCTCCTATGGCTGACCAAGGCTGTCTGTTCTCCACGGTGCTGGCGGGTACGAACGCCACCGACACCGCGTTCATCCACAACCACACCGGGCAGAAGATCCGGATCACCGGCGTCTCGATCGTGCCGAAGACTGCCGTGGCCACCAACGGGTCGGACTACATCACGACCAGCATCAAGAACGGGAGCGACACCATCGCCGCCCACACCACCAACAGCACCGGCGGCAGCGCCCTCGCCGCTGGCACCGTCAAGGATCTCAGCATCACCGGCACCGGCAAGGTGCTGGAGATCGAGGCGGGCGGTGTGATCTCGGTCGATGTCGCCGAGGCGGGCAGCGGCCCGGCCTACAGCCACTACGTCAGCGTCAAGTACGCCGAGATCCGCAGCGTCTAACCGTGCACCGCGCCATCCTGCGCCCCTGGAGAAGACAACGTGGCCCTGATCACGACCAGCGAAGCGAAGCAGCAGATCCCCGGCCTGACTGGCACGGCGGAGGACACGCTGCTGACCGAGCTGATCACGATCACGGGCCGGGTCTTTGCCCAGTACTGCGGCTACCCGGCAGCGACGGCGGGGGCGCAGGCGACGATGGAGAGCCAGAGCTACACGCTCTACCTCGACGGGCCGGGGGGGCGTGAGCTGGTGGTGCCGGTGTGGCCGGTGACGGCGGTGGCGTCGATCTACGACTCTGCCGACCGCCGCTACGGCGCTGACGAACTGGTGGCCTCGACCGACTACACGCTCATCGAGGGGCAGCGCGGCCTGGTGGAGCTTGACTGGGATGCCCAGCACGGCACCTGGAGCACCCGGCGCCGCGCCATCAAGATCACCTGCACGGCGGGATGGGTGACCGTGCCTGATGCCGTCAAGCACGCCGCGCGCCTCATGGTGCGGCACCTCTACGACCTGCGGCAGACCCAGGGCAAGACCAGCCAGAGCATCGCTGGCGGCTCTGTCGCCCTGCCTCCCCCCACCTCCATGCCCGTCGAGGTGCGCGAGCTGCTCGGGCCCTACCGCCTGCCGCGCGCCCTGGTGCCGGTATGAACCCCTCCGACCTCGCCGCCAACCTCGACCGCATCGCCCGCGAGCTGCCCGCCGAGCTGCGCCGCCTGCTGACGGTGATCGCGCTCGACGCCGAGGCCAAGGCAAAGGTCAACGCGACCACCGCCCTCAACGTCCGCAGCGGTCGCCTGCGCGCCTCGATCACCAGCAGCGTCGAGCAGGCGGCTGGTAATTTTGCCATTGTCCTCAGGGCGGGAACCGAGGGCGGCGCCGTCCCCTACGCCAAGATCCACGAAGAGGGCGGCACCATCCGGCCCAAGAAGGGCCAATTCCTGAAGATCCCGGTAGGCCCGGCGCTGACCGGCGCGGGCGTGCCGAGGCTGCCTCCCAAGCGCGGGGCAGGCGGGCGCTTCCAGAAGGCGCAGTCGGCGCTGCGGTTCGCCCCCACCGCAAAGGGCGGGGTGCTCATCGCCCCCGATGGGCAGGTCTGGTATGTGCTCCGGCGGCAGGTCACCATCCCCGCCCGCCCCTACCTCGCCCCGGCGCTGCGGGCGGTTGAGCCGCAACTCCAGACGGGGCTGGATCGGCTGGTGCGCGCCGCCATCGAGGGGGGCCGATGAGCGCGCCCGAGATCGCGATCCGCGATGCCGTCGTGACCGCCCTCGCCAGTGTGACCGGCCTCAGCGCCGAGCGGGTGATCGTCGGTCGCCCCGCCACCCTCGGCGAAGGACCGACGCCGCCGTGTGTGTGGGTCGCGGTGCGATCGGCTCAGGATGCCTATGGGCCGGATCTGACCAGCTACGAGACGACGATGATGCTCGATCTCTACATCTTCGCCCCCGCCACCAGCAGCAACGCTAAGGACAGGGAGAACGCGATCCTCGACCTGGGGTTCAGCGTGAGGGCGGCGATCCGGGCGCTCCCCACTGTATCCGGCGTCGAGATGCTCAATGCTCCGCTGGTCGGGGTGGCGCAGTCGCCCGAGGCCGCGCAGGGGACGGGGCTGATGGTCATGGTGATGGAAGCACAATTCTATTTTGTTAGCGTGGGGGTGTAGATGGCGTGGTATCGAACCGGCACTACCGTCCCCACCTTCCGGCGCTCGATCAGCCTCGACTCGACGGCGGGCGCGGCAGCGGCAGACGCCGCGTTCACGATCCCGCCCACGCTCGCCGAGTTCTGGAGCGAGATCGACGCCAGCGGCAACGAGCTACGCGTCTGCGACAGCGACGGCTACACGCTGCTGACCTACCAATTGGCCGCCGGGTTCAACGCGACCACGCGCACCGGCACGATCCAGATCGACAACATCGCCGCCAGTGTCGCCGGGGTGCGTCAGCTCTGGCTCTACTACGGGATGGACGGGGTATCGTCGGGGGCAGGCTCGTTCGTCTACTCGGCGTCGAAGTCGGCCCAGGTCTACATGGGCGCTCCGCTGGCCTCGCCCCCGCCGATCCGCTGGGCGCCGCAACGGCCCGCCGACACGACCCCCCGCGAGAGCCGGACCAAGGCGGTCGACGAGGTGATCTGGCTCACGTTCGACTTTGGGGACGCGCTACAGCCGCTGCTCGGCTCCGGTGACAACCAGACGCAGTTCGAGGAACTCGCCGACATCACCTATGCCGTCACCGAGGCGGGGGTGACGCAGGCGGGCATGATCAGCGCATCGAGCGTGCGCGTGATCGACGGGCGCTATGTGCAAGTGCTGGTGCAGGGGGGGACGGACGGCGAGGACTACACCGTGTCCGTCCTCGCGCGCACGACCTATCCGAATGGGCAGACAGGCCGGACGCTGGATGCGCGCTGCCTGCTCGTCGTTCAAGACGTTCAGGACACTTAGGAGGCTGAGATGGCGGCACAACTGGGGATGCAGGCGCGGGTCTCCTTCGGCGAGGAGACGACGGCGGGAACCGAGGAGGCGCGCACGATCTCAGCGCGGATCAACTCGACGACCCTCCAGGGCAAGGTGGCGCGGGATGTCGTCGGCCATCTCTACGGCAGCGCAGGTACCGCTGCGAACGTGATGGATCAGTTCGACGTAAGCAAGGACATCGGCGGCGAGATCGTCATGCCCGCCTGCTACCAGGGCAACGCCCTGGGGATGCTGCTGAAGCACGCGATGGGGGCTAACGCGGACGGGGGTTCTGGCCCGTACACGCACACCCTGACGCTCTCTGGTGCGCTTCCGGCTGGCCTGTCGATCGCTGTCGAGCGGGGCAGCGGCGGCCTGGGCGATCAGGAGTTCTACGGGAACAAGATCGCCAGCCTGGAGCTGTCCTGTCAGGTCGGCCAGGTCATGCAGGCCCGTGCCACCCTGATCGGGATGGACTGCGGGGCGCGCGGCGGCGACAGCCCCCCGGCGCTGACGACGCCCTACTACATCAAGCACAACCACGCGGGCAGCCTGGGCTTCAACAGCGTCAACTACACGCTGCGGTCGTTCCGGCTGACCATCAACAACAACCTCGAAGCCATCCGCGAACTCGGCAGCCTGACCGCCACCGAGGTCAACCGCTCGGCGATGCAGGTGGTTGAGCTGGAGTGCGAGCTGGTCGCCCGCTCCGACGCCCCCTACGCGGCCCACCTCGCCGGTACGCAGGGGGATGTGACGGTGACGTTCTCCGATGGCACCCGCAGCCTCGCGGTGACGCTGCACAACGGCGTGATCATGGAGTACGACGATCCGATCAGCGGGCCGGGGTTCATCACCCAGCGCATCAAGTGGCGCGGCTTCGGGGACGGCACCAAGCACGGACTTGGGATCGTCCTCACCAACGGCGTCAGCACCGTGGTCGGGGGCTGAGATGGGCCTCGCCAGCCGCATCGCTGCCCGCGCTACCCTGGAGGTCGAGGCCCCCGCAGGCTCCGGCCTCTGGTGG